TCACGCTCTTGCAGCGGTCGGCGATAGTGCATAGCCTTGATTTTTGAAGGGGCTACAAGCGTCGAGATAGAGCCTAGAAACTCACATTCAAATTCTGCCCGAAACTGGGCTTCCGATGTGTTTCGGATTGTTTCTTTTTTCCATTTATCGTCACGACCCGGAACCTCAGACCAGTGAACCTCAATCGGAGTGTACGAGTTATTGCCCTCCTCCGCATCCTTCCAAAGTTTGTAATACATGTTCAACCCTTTGGGCGTGCTGATAATCAAAACTTTTGTTTCTTGACCAGCCGAGATAGTGGGGTAGACCGAACTGAAGAACTCGTCGGCAACATTCTCAGGGACGAACGCAAATTCATCAAGAAAAATCATATTGAAAGAACCACCCCGAACGGCAGATGAAGAAGTTGAAGATGCAAGAATCTTTGACCCGTTTTCTAAAATGATTGAACCTTTGTTCCATTCTACGACACCTTGCTGAAGCCATTTTGGCAAATGTTCATATGCCAACTTCAGGCGACTCAACAACTCACGGGCAGTCGCAAGTTTGTTGGCTAGAATTGCAACATTCTTTTGAGAATTGAACAAAACATAGTGAAGCAAATATGAAATAACAATTGTTGATTTGCCGGACTGGCGGGGCAGTTTCGCAATCACGAAGCGGTCGTTGTGCATACTGTTAATCATTTTCTTTTGATATTCATATGGCTCAAACTGCACAAGTCCCTCGTCAAGAGAAACAATCTTGACAAAGTTTTCAATAAAATACATGGGGTCTGCCACGCACTTTGCATATTCTTCGATTTGTTCTTTTGTAAATTCAGTCTGTACGCCAGCGGCTTTCAGATTGATATTGCCAAGATAGGACTCGGCATCATGCTTCTCGGTCATTCCTAATCTTCTTCACTTTCTTCGCAGGAAGTTGTTTTGCAATCATATCCTGTAGTTCTTTTGTAGACCCAACAAAGAAGGCATTGTTCGTGACCTGTTTCTTTGTTTCGTCTTTTTCAATATCTTTCATTTGTTTATGAACATCAAGTAATTCTTTGTTGGCTTCTGTCGCCGTTTTGAGAAGTTGCGACACGACCTCGTAGGCTCTTGGGCTGTCGCTTTCGGCTGCAACTTTCAAAATTCCTTCGATGGCAACTTTACTATTATCAATTACATCTTTTAGATTTTCACGCACTTCGCCATAGTCTTTTCGTTGGTCCATCTTTTTGCGGTCGGGAAACTTGGAAAGGTCAACCTTGACAGGCTCACGGCGAACGATGTCGGCATCCACCACTTCGGGTGTCGTTTTCCGCACCTCTGTAGGCTCTATGTTCAAAGCGTTTTCTAAAGGATTTTCGTTGTTATTGGGCATTTAGTGTTCCCCCTTTGATGTTTAGAGTATTTGGATACTCGAAGATATCTTGGGTGATTCCGGCAATTGGTGGAAGTGAATCAGCACCAGAGGGTCCAGTGACATCTGTGATGATACGAAATGCTGCTGACGTTGGACCAGTGACTCCACCAGTTGGTCCGGTGTTGAAGAATGCGTTGAACGCTGTAACGTCTGTTCGCTTGATAAACTTTTGTGTTTTGACTGGTGAAAACACATAAGTTAACGCGGTAAACTCAAGATTAAATATGACTGAGCGTTGTGTAGATGTATCGCCCTCGTAGTCGATTTCAGGTGTCACAGAATTCAAAATAATTGGAACATCAATTTTTGTGTTGATGTCAGAAAAATTAAGTGTAACCGTGAACTCTGGAGTAAAGTATGGAACGATTTGCTCGACGATTTGCAAAGCATCGTCCATTGTTCTTGAAACAATTGACAAGGAAAAACCCACCGTATACGGAACTTCGGCAAACTGAGTGTCAACCTCGCCACTCGATGTTTTTTGTTTATATCTTTTGTAAATGGTGTTTCTTTTTCTAGTCGAATCAAAATTAATATTATTGATGTTAAAACCCATCCGAGGTAAAATTGACGCGATACCGGCTCTTGTTGATTCGCCGCTACGACCACCATCTACTTGACCTTTTGTATTTGGATATTCATCAAGCATCCGAATAAATTTTTCTTTAGAAGAATACGAAATCGGAACCATAAATTTTTTGATAGTGTTTCCAGCACTGTCTCTACGTTGAACAAAAATTTCATCGAACAACGAGCCGAAAGCAACAACGGTCTTACGAATAGCCTCATTATAATAAGTTGTAAACATTAAAGGTCACCCTCCGAAAACGGGTCAGTATCCGTAAAGTCAATAAAGGAGTTGCCCTCAAGCATGAAGTTTGTATTATCTTCAAATTGCTCTTGGACAAAGAAGTCATTCGTAAATCCAATAGTGTCAATGGAGTACGTTGCACCAGAATTTGCACCAATGATGCTGGCTGCTCCACCGAATGTTCCGCCAATCATCATAACCTCTGCGGTGTCTGTGCTTGTATTCCAGTTAATCACATCGAGAGTCGCACCCGTCGAGCCAAGAGCGTCATACAGGTGTGCGCGTTCACCCTCAATGAATTCACCGCTACCCGAAGAGGTTGTTACAACAATAAGCCTGTTGTTGACATCGCTGGTGGCTCCATCAATCGCACCAAATCCAGTCGTGATGTCTTCCCCAGAGTATTTGAACATCGAACATTTGAGCGTGTAAGAAAAGATTTTACCAAAGTGAAAAAAGTTCTTTTCTCTTTCAACAAAATTAATTTCAAACAAGCCATCGCTCAAAGGAAGATAAATTAAATCGCCTTCTCTCGGATAAGGATATTCTGGAAAAATACTATTGAATCTACTTCGTGAGACTGTCAATTCAATTTCGTCTTTGATGTCCAGACCAAATTGGGTCATCACCTCACCCTCGCCCTCAAAGCCTTCGTAACTATCAAGGTATGCTTCAATTAAAAAACCATCTTTGAAACGTGCGAGTCTGTCCTCACCAAACAAATCGTCTTTGTTGACAACCGCTCTTGGAATGTAAGCAACATCCATACCATGAATTTTGATAACTTCTGTAACAATACTGTCAACCAGAGATTGCTCAGAAGAATTATTAAATTTATTGAAGTATGGATTTACTGGCATGATTATCCCGTGAAGAAGTCAGGTGGTAATTCGTATTTGTCTTGTAATGTTTCTTCAATTTTTTCCATCTCGTCGGTAGCGGATGAAAATAACTGGTCAGCGTTAAACTGAACACCACCGGGAAGACTAATGTTTTGATATTTCATCAGATTCATAGCCCATTGTTTTTTAAATGATGCGGTTACATATCGTTTGAGCAAAATATCATCGTACACCTCAGTGTATGTTTCTGGATTAATAGCGGCATATCCATCAATTACAATAAAATCTCCAGCACTAACAAGTTCTGACCAGTTCATGTCGAGGTACAGTCTATTTGTGACTCGATTAAAACGAATTTGTTTTTCAGGGTCTAACATGTCTGCTAGGAGTGAAATGTACGACTGGGTGATATAATAATTTGTCATATCACCACCATATCGAAGACCGTAGGTATCGTTCAAAGCCATTTGGTAACGAACACTAAACATGTTTGAACCAGCACCGCCTTGGTCAAACTGAAAAACCTTCGTTACAGAAATAAGTTCTTTTGAATCTTCAACTTGAGGATATCCATTTGGTCCAGTGGCTCCGATGGAATCGGTGTCAATAAAACCATTTTGAATATCTGTCTCAGTGATTTCATGTTTATACAAAACACGCTCAACACCATCAAAATGGTATTCGTTGAACATTTGAATTGCATCGTCGAGAGAGTCCTCTAACTGAGAGTCATCGACATTAATCTCGATTACTGGTGCGCCCAGTTTCCTCAGAGCGTACTGTTTTAACTCTTCTCTTGTTGTTGGTTTCGACATCTATCTCGCTCCTTGTCCTTTTATATGTATTGGAACGAGGCTTCCTACGCCTGAGCGACTTTCCCTTTGGCTTGTTTTCTTTCAACTACTAGCCACCGTTAAGACTTGCTATAGATTACAACAGTTCTTCTGGCAAACAGGATTCTGCCTGCTGTGTGGAAAGTACCAGTAGCCGTATTTGAGTTTGACATACCACTTACACACAATCCCAAACATCGATTACTTCCGGGTAAACCTGCACCGGGAAGACTATTTCCATCAAGCCAATATTCAAGACTGAGGCTAGTAACATCGCCATTGACACCAATTCTTCGTTTCTTAGTGGTTCCGCCACTTTCAATTCCAAGCATACTTGTGCTTGCCAGTCCCTCGTCCTGAGCAAAGAATCCACTTGAATCTGATGTTCCAGCAAGTCCCGAATCACTACCAGTGGTTGGAACAGCCCTAAATGCAAAAGCGGACTGCAAATCAGACGTTGTTTGATGGTCGATGTCATATTTAACGTGATAAAGGTAGTTTCCCTCTCTCAATTCAAGTAATTGACCAACTGGACTTGAGGTTCCTGTTAACTCATCAGAGAATGTTCTTGGCATGTTATAATTTGCGCCGGAGGGGAGGATAAGATTTTTTCCTACGTCATTGCACCGCAATTGCACGGATGCGACCTGCCCCACATTTCCAACTGTATAGTTATTATAAAACGGAACCATATTCCACACGGCGTTTCTGCCCGTGGGGTCAGTTTGCGAATCATAATTTGAGGGAACAAAGTTATAGTTCATCATATTTTGACTACCATCTTCTCCAGCCTCCAAATCGTTAATTAAGAGAGCATCAAGGTCAGCCGTTCCACCTGACCTACCATCCAAAAGTGGTACGCGGATTTCATCAACACGAACACCAACAATAGCACCTCCGGGAGTAGTGCCGGGACCGCCGTCGCCGCCACCAGTGTTAGTAATCGTATACTTGGCAGCACTATTGGTCGGGTCTTCAAGCAGGTCGATAGCGATTCCACTACCGGCAGCGATGTGAAGATTAGGCACTCCCTCAATGGAGTTTACTGAGTTTGCATCAACAGCAGAACCAGAGCGAACAAATGTTCCTGCCGAGCCAGTGGAACCTGTCGCTCCTGCTGCACCATCGGAACCTGTAGAACCAGTGGAACCAGTGGAGCCTGTTGCGCCAATACCCACCGGACCTTCTGCACCCGTTCCACCAGCCTTGGAGAATGAGATGTAAACACTGCCACCGATAGGCAACACGTTGCTTGAACGAGCAAAATTTCCTGAGCCTGTCATTGTAACGACGCTCGCCGCAACACTGTAAGGCACAGCAGTGCCAGAAACGTACAAGTTATTTCCAGCACTTACACCCGCAACAAGATAACTGTCTCCAGTTTTCATAACACTTCTTGTGCCAGAGAAGAAGGCATTTAGATTATTGCCATCAGCATCGGTGGTATGAATCTTGACAAACCCAGAGCCATTGGTTGATGTGTCCACGACCATTTCACCAGCACCGGGAGTGGAAGTTGCATTCGAGTCGCCCTCGATAAGTTCATATCGGAATCCTGCAAAACCAGTCGCACCTGTAGAGCCTGTCGAGCCTGTAGAACCAGTTGAACCTGCTGCACCTGCGGAGCCATCTTGAGCAACCGCACCCTTTACAATATACATGTAAACATCTTCACCGGCTGCGAAAGAAGCACCGGCTTGATTTGCCGCATTCGTGCTTGTAAAGGTAAAGAAATTACCAGCGGTAACGTAGCCCACTCCGGCTTCTGGAATCACCGCAGCGAAGTCACCAGAGTCTCTGCTCTGCACAACGACTCTATCTGTGGTTGCACCATTGATAAGATAATCGAATAAATCAGCACCATTTTCAGCGGTTGCATTAATAGCAAACGACATGACACTTCCGGCTTGGATAGTGTAAATTTTACCCGGATTACCTACGGGATTTGCAGCCGTGGTTCCATACAAGAATCCAGCGGGTTGACCCGTTGAACCAGTCGCACCAGTTGAGCCTGTTGAACCAGTGCTTCCGGTGACTCCCGCTGCACCAGCAGAACCAGTTGAACCAGTCGAACCAGTGGAGCCTGTTCCACCACCCGCCGTTCCGGTTGTACCAGTTGTGCCTGTCGTGCCTGCTCCAGTTTTGGTAAAGTAAAAATACAAATTATCTGAGGCGGAGAACACCGCACCACCACCAGCAGTCGTACCGGCAAATTCATAATTTGATGCACCTTGAGTAACACCCGTGACTCTCAAAGTCCTAAAGGAAGAGCCATTTTGTTTCTGGATAATAATCGTGTCACTTGGTGACGCAGTAATCAAATTCATGTATGTTGAAATATCAACACCATCCGCGTTTAGTTTGTTAATCGTAACAACCGGACCTGAACTTGCGTTGTTATCAAAACTCAATTCACCCGCTGCAACATTCGATGGAACAGTATCACAAAGATATCTGAATCCAGCCATTCCTGTCGAACCAGTTGAACCCGTTGAACCAGTCGAGCCAGTGGAACCTGTTGAGCCGGTAGAGCCAGTTGAACCAGTTGAACCAGTGGAGCCGGTTGAACCTGTGGAACCAATTGAACCAGTTGAACCTGTTGTCCCAGCACCACCAGCACCAGAGCCAGTTACTTGATAATTAACTCTAGCAGTCGTGCCTCCGGGTGCAACAGTGTAGGAAAGCGTCAAACCAACCGTGTCGGATGTGGTTCTAAAATCAATGCCTTCAAGTGATGCACCAGTCGCAGCAAGCGAGCCATTAATTAACAGTGAACCAATCGTTCCAGTTGAACCAGTGGGACCATCACCTGCGCTATCTCCGAAGAAGTTGTAAGATAAGATTCTTCTACCATTTACATCAGTGTGAGTAGAGGTAGTATGGAAAATGCCGCCAAGTGTGAGAATGTTAAACCCATCATAGGTATTGCCACCCAAACTACTGCTTTCAATAACATCACCAAAAAGATTGCTTGTTCCGGTCACATAGGAGCGAATTTCAACACCACCAGTTGTTGATGTACCACCACCACTAAATCCTAAACAATCAGTATTGAAACCACCGGCAAATTCAAACTCAGTGGGTGTCGTAACTCCAAAAATACTACCAGTCGAGCCATCAGAAAGTTTTGCAATAAATTCAGGACTGCTAACTGGTGCGGGTTGCCACTCAGATGCGGTCCCAGTTGATGTTAAGATGTATCCATCCTGTCCAGCACTTCCGCCAATGAAGAGTCTACCACTTGCAATGTTTAACGCACCATAAGTGTCACCAGAACTTCCGATGCCATCTGCACCAATAACCACATCACCAAGTTGTGTGACGTTTAAAATATTTTTAGATGTTTCAAAGGGATTATTACCAACAATCTTGACAAGTCCATCATCTGCGGTAGCACCAAGTGTGACACGCAGTTCTTTCATTTCATTTGGAGTAAGATTGAGGTTTGTGTTATTGACATGAACACCAAAAGTTTGTCCTTGGTTGTTTTCAAAGATTACATCACCGGACTCACCGTTTCTTGAAAGATAGTGAATTGGACCCGCAGGCACAGTAATTCCAAACAATCCTAAGCGTCTTGTGGTTTGGTCTAAATTGACGTACGGAGCATTTGTATTGGAGTCCAAGGTTCCCGCAGTGTCTCCACCGCTAATCGTCAAGACGTAATTGTTGCTTGACGAATTTTTACCAAAGTGAACATTTGAGCCTCGTTCTCTAAGGTTTGCACCTGAGTAAGAGGAATCTCTGAAAAGAATACCTGCACTTCCACCAGCAGTTACGAGTTGCACATAACCTTTTTGAAGTGAGTCGCCTGCGTCAGTTAAGGTAGCACCTAAAACAAGACCTCCACCCTCTGTAGCAGCGATGACATCGAAGGTCACACCAGAAAAGAATGGCTGTGCTTGATAGGTGCTTCCGTCTTCATTGTATACCAAGATATGACCAGTCGATGCACCGGGAAGATTCCCTGCACCTCCAGAAACAGTTACATCTCCGGTTTGACCATTGACGCTAGTGACAACTTTTCCATAAAGATTTGAAGTATGAAAGTCAACTGTGCCACCGTTAAAGGAAACGTACACACCAGAGAAAGTGATTCCACCAACAAACTCAGTGTTACCATAAATTACGGCAGGGGTTGAGAAGCCAAATTTATGAATACCAGTTTCATTATTAAACGCAATTGTCACACCCTCATATGATGTTCCCGAACCATAGGTGGTCGCACCATAAATTGCTAAGGGATTAACAGCCTCAATCAATTTATTAGTTCTATCAAACCATGTAATGAACGTATCATTTGTGGTAAGAGAATCTAAAGTGTTTCCTGCTGAGGAACCGGGTGGTGGTGGAAATTCTGGCATACTTTATTTAGTCCTCAATTATGTCTTGATTATGTATTTCAGAACATTGTATGGCGGCATTTGTTCCGTAGCATTCGGGTCAATTCTCACTGCGGTATCATCAAACTTCTTATTTCCACCGTCTCTCATGCCCGTATCGGTTGACCTTGCTCTAACTGTGTTCCACTGTCCTTCGTATTCAGGTCCGGCATAACCCAAATCAATGTCATTATTATTGAATGAAAATGATGAATTACCATCATCACCAGCCTCTTGAATAAGGCTTGTGTCGCCCCAAAGTTTGAAATTAGATGCAATATTCTCTGGACTCAACAAGTCATGTTCGTGTGGTGCAACGAGTTCCGTGCCACCTACATCTGAGATACTTCTTGGTGTAAGACCTTCACCAGCCCCTTCACCAAGAACAACTCTACCTCGCAAATCAGGAACCCTAAAATTTACTCCAGAGTTACCATATTTGTATTCAATACTTGCGAAAAGGTTTGGATAATCATCAGGATTATACGCTTGCCCATCACATGCGAGCCAACCAACAGGAACAATACCATCTTTCTGTGCTACTGGCAGAACGGTTCCGGTGGGAATGCCGAGAGAGAAGTTTAACGCACCCGCCGTAGTTCTCACTGGTGCTGCACCGATGAACGTAATATACGGGGTTATGCTACCCTCTTGAATACCATCTTGAGTGTCACTCACGATAATTTTGAAAAGATATCGAGAAAATGGAGACTCAATAACTGCTGGAGCCTCTGCGGGTGGAATATTATCATTTGGGTCTTGTCTGTACGTTTGGAATGGAATTGATAAAGCACCTTCAAAATTCTGGGCATCAGTGGTTGCTATTCCACCGGGGAATAACTGGATATAATCTGTGTCCTCAAGGTTTGTCGAACTGTCTAAAGTTTTTACAAAAACATACACTTTAGTGGATGCTGTAAACACTCCATCAACAAAAACTGCAATGTCATCCGCTGGCTCGGAAGAGTCTAACTCCACAATCTTAGAGTAGTATCTAAAAATACCCGGAGCATTTAAATCGATTGCCGCCATTTCACTAGGAGGCTCACGGAAACCCGTTACGGCATCTTTCAAAGCGTTATTAATTTTTGCTTCAACAGCCAACAAAGAAACTTGGTCTGGGTCGATAAGTGTTGAGAACAAAGAATTGTTTGATAACTGGAAGGTGACTGTTCCATTGGCAGGAATCAAGTTTCTTACTGTCTCCAAACTTGAATTTTCTTCGACTGTTGTGTTAGAAATTGTAATGTTATTTGTGAAGTTTGAATATGTGTTTGGTGCATTAGAAATATACAACGCATCCGCATTAACAGAGTCCAAGTTTGAAAGTTGCACAGTGGCAGATGCAGCGTTGTCAACGCTAAAGGCACAATTTCTAATCACGCAACAGAGCCTTCTATTGAAATACGGGGTGTTAGTGCCGTTATTGTTTGGAAGATACAAAGGACCAAATCTTGCGTCCGTGCTTACAGAAGAAAGATTTTGAACAAAGGCAGAAAGACTTAAATCATTTGTCGAAACAGACAGAGCGTACTCACCGGGAGCGAGATACACAGGTGAAGAAAACTCAAATGTTTCTGCATTTTTAATTTCCCCACTAACAGATTCTCTTTCAGCGATAGTCGAAACTGCTTTTGTCACTCTGGCAAAAGGCATAATAATATTATCAGAGGGAACACCATCAACTACAGGACTAATTGAAACCGTCACGGGTGTAGCAGCGTCAGACACCTCATTAAAGAATAAATCAACGCTTGGAATGAAAATACCATTTGGAAATTCTGTTGGGTTTACATTGAATCTTTGAAGAAGTGGAGACTCTGAGTTCAAAACAACTGATTGCTCAGAATTGAAAAGGTCACCGTAACTATCGAAAGCAAGACTATCGGAGTTGGATGAGCGTCTTCTGACAGAGGGAGGTCGAGGATATGAAACAGAGTTTACTTCTGTATCAATCAATCGTTGAGCATAAAAGAATTCATCTGCCGAAGTGGTAGCCCTAGAAATTTCACCGTCTGCAACATCCATCAAGAACACATGTTTTTTACCCACAGTGAAACGACCACTTGGAATAGTTACAGATGAAATGTCAAGAGTTCCCGTTTCGCCAACGACATATCCAGACAAGTCTCCGATTGGCTCAGAATCCATAAAGACATAAACTCTACTGGATGGTCTTAAACCAGTCGCTTCAAGTTTGATTGTTGACTCAGGGATGTATGGACGAATAGAAATATCAACAATCTTATTATTAATATTTTTTACCATTCTTCGGGAAAGGACTCTAGTGACAAACGCGGTCTTTACATCTTGTCGATACACTCTTTCATTCGGGTCAACAAAATCAAAAACAGTTGTAAATGGTTTTGTGCCGAACCAATGAAGTTCCCAATCTCTCCAAGTGGTCCCGAATCCTCTATTGCGACCAGCAATTTGATTGTCTCTGGTAATTCGTATATCAAGTTCCCAGTTATTAAGTTGACCATCAAGATTATTTGAAACCTTTGGTTTAATATTTTCATCCCAATAATTGATACAGAAGGGAGAAATTTTCAGTGTGCCATAATAATCCACAGCACCAAATGGATTCAGTTCTTCAAGGTTGTCATCCTCGGTAATTTCGATTTGTGACGCAAAGACAGCGGATGAAAATGTTGGTAAAAATATGCCATCGGATGTCGTTTGCCCACCAGAAGATTCAAGAAAAATAGTTCCGTTTTCTTGTGTAGTTGGTTCAATTGATTGGCTGACAAACGGAGGATACATTCTATTACGAAGAGGGTCAATCGACGCATTGTAATTTGCCCGTGTAACATCGGCGTTGGCGTGACCAGCAAGTTCGTCTGCGTAAACACCAGACAAAGCAATAGGCACAGCACTGCCCGATGCATTTGTTCTTGAAATCACATTGTTGATAAGTGAGCGTTTGTAGTTGAAATCAGAATCAAATTGCTGTGCAGTTTCAATCTCTCCGATTTCCCTCATGGTAAATCTTTGATTATTAATATATTCGATTCTTACTTCATCAGATGATGTCGCATCACCGGGAATGTGAAGTCTGTAGATTTCCATATCATTTGGTGATGTAACAGGTGGCTCAGGCTCCAGAGCAGCAACACCTTTAATAATTTTAAAAGTTCTATCAGGCGTAACCACAACACTATCAATTCTACCACCAAGGGAAACGACATCAATTTCTGGTGGTTGTGGCGGCGTGTACGGGTCGCAGTCATCGTTTGGTGCGGTTCCTTGGGCATAATTAAGTGAGCCATCAGTTTGTCGTCTTGGTCGCCAGTCAACAAAGTTCGGCAACTTCTTACCATTAAAGGTAGGAATGTCCTCTCTTGGAATGCTCAAATAACTATCCGCTGTAAACGGACCATCATTACCACTATGAAGATATCTTACATAACTTACACTAATTTGACCGTTTGGGTCGTCAAGCGTGGCATCAGGTTTTAAGAGAACTCTTGAAAATTCGTATGCGTACTCACGTTGCCCATCATCTAAAACAAACTTATCTGTAATATCAACACCATCTTGCGTAATAGAAATAATTTCTTTGACATCAACAACACCATTCATTACAAAAACACCGGGAGTGCTTGCACTTAAGTTTGTTGCGGTTAGTGTGCCAGAAAGTGATTTAGTTCTAATTGCAGTTTTGTCTGTGTTACTCATTGGTGCAAACAAAACAACTCTTCTGTTTGCAAACGCAGTGCCTAAATTTCCAGTAAATTGAGTTTCATTGTTTGAAATGGTGAAGTTTGAAACTCTAATTAATTTAACACCTCCTTGGGAACCTTCTGTTGCGAGAACTTGAGGGGCTTCCAACGCACCATCTCTATTACCTACTGCACCGATGAATTCTCTATTTACATCAGCGTTTACCGTAAAAACACCAGAGGAATTTGTCACGGCGATAAAAGGAGACACCTTTGGTAATCTCGCTGGATTAGCATTTCTAATAGCACCTGATTTTGAAACCTCAAAAATGGCTCTTGAGGAACCTGCCAGCACAACCTCATCGCCATCAGCGGGAATCAAAGTAATGTGCGAGGCACTGCTTCCCGTAATATCCGCAGTAGGGTCAGCGACAGTATCAACGGTGCTGAGTGTTCTAATTCTTGTAAGTTTTACACCAGTTCCTAATTTAACGCTAGTAATAAAAAGTTTTTGAAAATCATTTACAGCACCACTTTCAGCAGAAATGTAAAGTGGGTTGAAACTACCTAATTGATTTCCATCAGCATCATAGAAATACATGCGGGAAGATTTCTTAAAAATTTGATTTGCATCAACTTTCATGCCACCAAACTTATCACCACTTAGTCTGACATAAGCCCCTCTGGGTGCGCGAGAACTTCCACTTTGAGTAAATTCAACTGTGGGGAAATCATCCTCTAAGTAATTTTCACTTGTTGTTTCAAATTCAAATCCTTTAATGTAGCCCTTACCCGGACCAATGATAACACCAAATTTAGACGGGTCATTGATACCAAAGGTTGATAAATATGAATCAACTTCTAACGGGAAAGGTTCAACGGTGTAGTGTCCAGACTCATCAAATGTTCTTCTTGCTAATGTTTTTTCAAGTTCAGCATAGTTTGGATATTTTACAATTCTTGTGGTGTTGCCACCGATGACTCTCACAAGTTCAACAAAGTCAGTTGAGTCAGCAATTTCATATCCAGCAGTGCCAGAGCCAGTGAGTCCGCGTTGGGTTAAGTTAAGAGAAACTTTAAATCTATCAGCACCGGGTGAGTTATAGTTTGAGTAGCCGAATGATGGGTCACGAAGTGTTGAGTCATCGCCCTCGGTGACCACGCTACGCACGGACTCAAAACCAACTGCCACATCTGATGTGGTGTAGTCACGATAATTGTTTGAGTGTGTGCTGTACGCGGCAAATGATTGTTTATCATTTTGCGTAAAATATCCGTCAACGTAATAGACACCTTCGTTGATAGAGATGAGATTTGAAACTCTACCCACACCCGGAGCAGTTTGACCGGACAGTGTTGTAAATGAAAGCCCAAGACTGTTTGTGCCAGTGGTGCTAATTCGGATATTTTCTTGATATGTACCGGGAGTCAGATATTGAACAAACACAACCTGATATGGGTCATTAGAAAGTGTTGATTTTGGAGATGTAGCGACGATTCTTGCTTCTGTTTCAGTGGTAGCACCAGCGTCATCGATGGTGGTAGCAGTGATTTTTTGTCCTACAATGCGAGCCAGATTATCAGTTGAAAGTTCTGTATCCGGTGAAATTCTTAAAAAGTCTGATGCAACTTCTGTGATTGCTCCACCCAACACAACAGAGCCATTTGCAAAGATGTGGTCGCCAAATCTTTCGATTTGATTTTGTAGGATAGACTGAGCCTGTGCAAGTTCTCTAGCCTGAACAGCGTACCCCGGCTTAAACATGACTTGAAGAAACTTCTTGGCTTCATTGAAGTCATTAAAGTACGGGACGCTTCCCATGATTTGTGAGTCATACGCTGTTTTCTTTGTAGTCATTCAAACCTCTTAAAATTCAAATACAAATTTGAAATCTTCTCTTTGCTCGGTGACCCGCGTAATAGCAGAGTCTAATCCTTTTATGTATACCATCTCTCCAGAATAAAGGTCAATCTCCGGTGCGATTACAGCAGATAATGTTCCAGAAATTGTTCCCCCCGCTGCGAGTTGATAGTCTAGTCTTTCTCCAATCACAAAACCGTCAGTAGCACCAGAAATGTTTTTTACGTTTGTAAGGAACAAATCTCCAACCATGAGATTATTTTGACTCAATCGGAAAGAAACAATATCTCCCATGCTACCACTTGCTCCAATTGCAGTTGAGTCAATCGCTGGGTCACGACTGAATTGCTGAGTTCCAAACTCAAGAGTAAGTTTTGTGGTGCAGTTGAAAACATCCCTCTTAATGTTGTTAGTCGTATCTTCAAATCGGGTTACAAAATTTTGAAGAGCCTTTTCATTCTGAGTGTATACAGTTTGTCCACTACCCTTACTTAAAACCAATAAAGACTCATCTTCAATAAATGGTTTTTTAAGATTTTTTGCAATGAATGAACCAGACCTCGCACTTAAATCAATTTGCAAGGCTCCCTCAGTTTCAACAGCAGTGTTTGATTGCTCTCCAACGATGAGGAATTTCGCATCAGAAACCCCCAGACCAAAGCCCTTCAATGTGCCAGACTCAGATGGTTCTTTGAAAATAACAGTGGTTAAAGAATCGTCATCATACCCCACAAGTTTTCCATCGCTAGTTTCTGCGTTTCTCCACAAAATCACATCCCTAAAATCATTGCCATTCAATTCAGGCAAATCATTAATGCCATCAAGCGATGCGATAATTCCTACTTTATTTGCAAGCAATTCAAATGCAGCATTACCACCGATTTCTTTTTTCACAAGGACATCAAGAGAATACTCTGTTGGAGTATCTTGTGTTTGTGTCCCAATGTATTGAGGGGCAATCACGCTCGCTGTCGCAGTGGTATATCCAGAACCTTGATTGTAGACCACGATGGT